CCACGGAGATTTCAGCGGTGCTCGAGGAGGTCCATCGCGCGTACCGAATGCCAGGCGTATCAGTTGTCGCGGGCATGGGATCGCCGAACCGGAAATCACGGAGGCTCGGCAATGTGACTTCGAGCCAGATCGCGTTCACGAGATCGCCGACGCGGGATATCGGGCACGTGCTGATGTACCCGAAATCCGCTGGGCCCTGGAATTGTTGCTGGACCGATTCGCTGCTGAACATGCTGTGCCGGCGATAGATGCTTTTGAAGTACGTGACGCTGGGACTGCCCGTTAATAAGACATCTTGAGAGCCTTGCAATGCGAGTTGGATCGTGCCACCTCCCATAGTCTACAATCGCCAATTATATTAATTGCGGATTAAAACCGAGGCTAAAGTATGGCATTCGACCCGCGAGCCGAGATTGTGCCAGGACTTTGGGTCGGCAGCCTCGCGGACGCCAGGGATTCCAGGGCTGGGTTCACGCTGATCGTCAATTGCTCGAGAGATATCCCGTTTTTTCTGCACAATGTACGTGGTATTCGGGTGCCCGTAAACGACGCGATCGACGAGAACGACGAGATCCTCCGGCATTTCTCAGGATCGTATGGGGAAATTCACAGGGCTCTCGCGGCAGGCGGCAAGGTGCTCGTGCACTGCTACGCGGGTATTCAACGAAGCTCCACAGTCGCCGCGGCCTACCTGATGCGCGAGTTCGGGTGGTCGGCTCGAAAAGCCATGCGGTTTCTCAAAAAAAAGAAACCGGGGGCGTTCAGACCGAAACCGACCTTCTCGCGCGCGCTGATGTATTATGAATTTCTAGTCCCAGTTACTCCCACACGTCCACGCCCTTCACCGATTTAATCGGCATTTGGATACTGGTTCCGTGCTCCTGATTATTCTGGAATGCGAGCTGGTCCGGCACGGCGTACACACGTATCCGGCCGTCCGCCGCCATATCCGATAACTGTGCGTCGATCTGTTTGGAGATCGTTCGTGATTCGGGACTCCGCATGAATTTCTCGACGAATTTTCTGGACACGATATAGCCGTGTAAACCGTAAAACTTCGTCACTTTTTTAAACCCGATCCGTTTGTCGTCTGTGCATTTGTTGCAGAAGTACCCCAAAAGGAGGATATCGAAATCGTCCGGCACCTGGAGCTCAGATATCCGCGCGCCGATGTCCGCGACCATCACCGCGTCATCTTCGAATATCAGGGCCGCAGAGTTGTCTGTTTCCAAAAGGGCCGTCCAGGCTTTGACGTGCGATTGATAGCATCCTATGGCTCCGCGGGTCAATTGGTAATGCTTGACCCGGTGCCCCACCCGCTCGGCCGTCAAGACTTCGTTGAGCGCTTTTGGACTGAGGAGCTCGGCTATATTCGGGATTTGTTTGCCACCGATGCCGGGAATGCGGATCAACGAGTGTGTTTTCGAGATATCCGTCAATTCGTAGCACTGCTTAAACATTGCCAGCCTGCGTTTCGCGGATTTCAAGTTGATCACGCTGACGTCGTATTTCTCCATTTTCATCGAGTGGGTTTTCACATTGTCGACCTGGACCACCGCGAGAATTGCCGCGAGAACCGCGAGTATCAAGAGAAGAAGGGTCCTGGTCATACCGTTCATGGGATAATTAACCGCGGTAATTCGGGTCTTGAGTTGCCTCGAGAGGATGCGGCGGAGCGATCAGACCGTTGATTCCGCCGAGAGCGAATACGGCGCCGAGGGTCACGGCGACGTACCCGGATTTCCCGGAATATGCCAGCCAGGCTGCGATCGCCACCAAGATCCCTGCGACCAGCTGAATCAACAAAGATTTCTGCATGTAACTCGACCATGATTTATCGTACGCGATATCATCGGGACTCTCACCCGATTGCGCGAACGGACCAGGAGTCGTGTATGTTCCCGGCAAATTGGCGATGGCTCCGAAAATCGAGAAGGCGCTCAGGATACCGAGAAGAATCACGAGGATGTTGGTGTTTGTGATTTGCATATTTGTAATATTGCCAGGATATTTATCTGATGAGTATTCGCGGGGCCTGGGGACCAATGTATAATTAAAAATGTCAGAAGCGTCTGGGTCTTCGGAAATTGACTTCGCGATTCGTAGGACACCGATCGCGAAGTTCACTTTTCAAGGCGAAGTCTTCGATTTTACCGGCTACTCGATCGATAATATGCACCGCGTCTTCGGGAAATCTGGCAAAGAAATCGCGAAGAACTACGCATATGTCCAGTTGTGTCACGCTGGGGTCCCGTTGGCGATCGATAAGGTCCGATTGCGCCTGGCGGTCGTCACCCCTCTTTTGCCGAATATCGAAGCCGCGAGCGGGATCCGGACTTTGGACAGGAATCTCCCGGACACAGATTGCGCGAAATTCGCATGGGAGACTCCTGCCGATCGCGCAAATCGCGTGGAATTGAATCGGTACGTGATCAATTGCCGCGAGAACGAGTGGCGGGTTCTCGCGTACGCCGACGATACTTTCGATATCTACGAGAGGTTCGAATACGAAGTCAATTCGTGGACTGGTGATATACGAAACAAGAGAACCAAACGGGTCCGCAAACCGGATTCCGGCGGTCAAGTCAAATTGTGTCGAAAAGACGGCACGTTCGCGACGATCTACGTACATCGAGCGTACATGTGCACGTTTCGAGTTTACGCTCGCGAAACCGATCAAACGCACGTAGACCACATCGACGGCAATCACCTAAACAACGACCCGGCGAATTTCCGGTGGGCTTCGCCGTCGGAGAACGCGCGATACAAGTTCACGGCAATATCTAAACAGAAGACCCTCGAGAAATTCACCGGCGGCAACCTGAATACCTTGAAAAGGTTCGACGATTCGGATATATATATGGGACTTGACGAAGGAACCGGCGAGTATGTGATCGTCAGATCGTCCACGAACGACAAATACCGCGTCGGCGATTTCAGCGTGACTTCGCGAGACAAGTACCCATTGATCGGGGTCGGAGATAAAAGGTACAAGGTCCATCGCGTGGTAGCATTTGTCGAAGAAATCATTTCGAAATACGAGTTCGAGAATCCAAAGACGTGTGGATTTGTGGTCATGCACGTGAGCGGCGATAAGGAAGATTTCAGACCGAATAACCTCAAACGCGGGACACCGGCCGATAACCAGGTGGCGCGGCACGACAACCCCGAGACGACATCGAGAAAAGCCGTAATGCAACTCGACCCCAACCGGATTTTCGTTGCGGAATTCCCGAGCCAAACGGCAGCGGCCGCGAGCGTCGGCGTTTCCCCCTCGACTTTAGGCACGTATATAGGAACGAACACATTGTCCATGGGATACTTGTGGGAATCCGTGTAAATTTGTCTCGCTTTACGATAATCTTTAATATATCGATGTACATCAGATATGTCCACGCAGCAAGGAGCCTTGATACAACTCCACGCGAGAGGCCTACAGGACGATATCGTGTACGGACCCCCTGGTGCTGCGTGCATGTTCAGAGCGCCAGAAATCACCCGGAACACGATTTTCAGCAAGGAAACTCGGGAGTTTCCCGTGACATTGCAGTTGGGATCCGAGACGGTAATCGAAATTCCGCGACACGGCGATCTTCTCGGGGACATTTTTCTGGAAATCACGGTTCCAGCTGTTTCCGGGACGACGTCGTTGGACACGTGGGTTCCCGATTTAGGTTTCGCGATATTGAACAGGGTCAAATTCATTATCGACGACCTCATTATACATGACCACGAGCGTCTTTGGCTGGATATTCACCATAAATTGACGAAAAACCCGTGCAAGAACATCGACGCAATGATCGGACTCGGACCCGGTCTGCCTATGAACGTGAGCCACGTATTAGTAATTCCAATGCGTTTCTTCTTTTGCAAATCAAATCGGCCTCGCCAAGTCTTTCTGCCGATCGTCCAACTCTTCCACGCAAAAATGAATATAAAAATCACCCTCGAAAAATCGTCGAATTTGACGTCGTATACACGAAACCTCCCGACGACTTTCGAGACGCGGGTTCTCTGCGATTACGTGACGATAGACGCACCCGAACGCGAACGCATGCTCCGTGCCCCAGAAACGATTATGTTCGATTCAGTGCAAGATTGCGAATCGTTGAGTCATCGCGTCGATAACGACCCGAACGGCGGCGGGCTCGTGGCGCTCGAATCTGTCCGCGTAGATTTATCGGAGATCAATGCGCCGGTCAAGTATCTCGCGTGGGTCACGTACAGATCAGGCGACCCGTATTTCACGTATACCGCGGATATATCCGAGAGCACGGTCAGAGTCAACGGCAGAGAACTCGCAAAACTCCGGAACAACGCGTTCTGGAGATTGCCGCATGTATACGCGCGCGGCGGGACCGTCGATCCCGCGTCGGGTATCGGGGTCTTCTCGTTCGCGCTGGATACTGGAGCCTACCAGCCGTCCGGGCACCTGAATTTCGATCACATCCCAACGCCCGATCTCGTGGCCGTGATGAAAACGCGACGTACAGATGTCACCGTAAAAGTGTTTGCGGTCACGTATAAATGGCTGAGTTTCGCGGGGGGTGGCAAGGCATCGCTGAAGTTCGTCTAAAAGTGCGAGGCGAGGACGATGGCCAGGATAGCGACGACGAGAAGGGAAATATCGTCAACTGACAGCGACGCGGCAATGGTATCCGTGATGCTTTTTGATTTCTGGAGAGGTTTCGGGACGCTGTTCGCGATATCTGTGATCATTCGCGCGTCGAGGTACTTCTCGAGTGCTCCGACGCCGTTCAGGTCATATTCGCGCTTCAGGAGATCACGGACAGTTTCTTTGGGTTTCCCTGTTTCTGAAACGAATGGTTTAATAGGGATCTGAGGCGCGAGCGTTCCCCAGACCTCATCGATCGACGCGTACTCTGTCCACATTACGTGCGTTACAAAAGCCCAATATTTAAATTAATTTGATCACGTTCTTGGTCGTCTTGGCATTCTTCGCTTTCTTCCCGCCGCCCCGCCCGCCGGTTTTGACCGTCACGATCTCCGACATCATCGACATGTCGTCGGGAACGCTGTCGAGATCGAGATCCTCGGAGACCAGATCAGACATCCGGTCATCGCCTTGGTCGTCCTGGTCCTGGTCCCGGTCGAACCTCACGCGCTTGCCCTTGCCCTGTGTAGACATCGGCGGCGGGGGCGGGGGGTCGGACGATTGCTGGAGGATGGGCATTGCGGGAAACATGTTGCCGGGACCCTTCATCTCGCGTCGCGCCGGGAGAACGGGATCGCGCTGGACCTGCTGGGCTTGCTGAGCTTGCTGAGCTTGCTGAGCTTGCTGGGCTTCCTGGGCTTCCTGGGGTTGCTCTGGTTTCTTGGCAAACATGCTCATCAATCCAGACATCATGCCCGGGTTGATGCCGCCGGCTCCGAGACCGGGGATCCCGCCAGGACCACCGGAGCCGCCCGTGATGGCCTTGGTGATGCTGGCTGTCACGTGGAACATCAGCGCGGAACTCCCGATCATCAGGAGGAGTTCGATTTCCGGGGCGACCGCGACCTTGTTCTTGTACTTTTCGTGCAGACGCTCGAAGACGCGATCGTATGAGCTGATGCCGTGTCGCACGCTGTCGGACCACCCGTTGAGCTGGAGATCAAACGGGTCGTACCGCGTGTTCAGGAGTTCAACGCCGGTCGTCATACCGATCAAAATGGAACGCTGGAAATTGATCGATGCTTCCATGTCAATTTCCGAGTGCACCCTCGCGAGCTCCGCACGCATCTCGCGGATATCAGAGGCCATGCTGAACGTCCGGAGACTCGGCATGCCCTTGGCCTTGACCCGGCTCAGCTTCCATATGAGATCGGATTTCTCGTCCTCGAGCGTGATGAACCCGGAAGAGGGCGGGATAGAGTCGGGGTCCACGTGATCGTCCGGCGGATCAGCGACAGAGTACTCGGACGAGGGATGCTCCGAAACCGAGTCGTCTTCGCTTCCTTCTTCCGGGATATCCGGGAACTCGTCCTCGGACTGGTCCTTGGTCCGTCTGGGATTGGCGAAATCGAGGAGCGTTTGCTGGACTTCCGCGATGGGGGCCTTGAACGCGGTCTGTTGGTGGTGCCTGGCGGGCGGCGCGGCGGTCTTCGCGGAGCTCACGGGCATCGGGAATTTCGGGAACTTCGCTGGCAAACTGGACTTCGCGGAGCCCGACGTCATCGGGATCGCGAGGTCGACGCCTCCGCGGGTATCCCGGTTGACACCGATCCTGGTCCCCGGCTCAGATGAATCAATGCGGATATCCATTGGAATGCACGAGAAATTATTCTTGCTATTTAGACGCACGCGGTTCCTTAAGATCATACCAAGATGATACTTCTGGAAGTCGCGCGCGAGTTGACTCCGGGACACCTTGCGGTTATGGCTTCGTTATCGCGTGAACTTCGGGACGCGCTCGACGTTCCCTCGAGTTTCGAGAGGCTATCCGTGTGCCTTACCCGCGAATTCCACGCGAGATCTCTTCGAAAATGGCTCGTGAAACGGGGCGCCTGGATCCGGGATTTCAGCGTTGACGTCGGGCGGCACCCAGAGTTCATCCCGGAGATCCTGGACTGCCTGACTCGAGCGGATACGGTTCGTATCGTATCGATGTCCGGGGTCCCGTATACGATATCGAATCGCGTGCACGCCCGGGAACTGATCGTGGAATCGGCGGGGCGGTTCGTTCTTGATATTCTACCGGACAGTTCGCTCGAGATCCTCCGCGTGACCAACGACCGGTACGGCGTCGAGGTCCGCGGACTCGGCAACCGGTGTCTCCGCCGCCTGGATCTCGTGGACTGCCTAATTGAAACCGTGCCGTTCATCAGTCATACGGACATCATATCCGGCCTGGAGTCCCTGGATCTCTCGGGCAACGGGGCGCCGCGCATGGGGTTCCCACACCTACCATCGCTGCTGACGTTCCGGGTGTCCCGGTGCGGGTTCATGATAGTCCCGAACTGCGTCCTGGGTTTCAGGAACCTCGAGACCCTGGACGTCTCGAAGAACAGCCTCGGCATCTTCCCCGGATCGATGTCGCATTTGCGGGGTCTCGAGAACCTGCGGCACCTGGACGTCTCGCACACCTCGATTCGCGACGACGATATATTCGACGAATTCGATACATTTTCGCGGCTCCTGACGGTCGACGTATCGTGCACGCGGCTCACGAAATTCGGGGTCGACGCGATACTGACGTCTGTCCGGCTGGAATCACTGGTTACATCGATCGCGGTCCCCGGGGATCCCAGGGTCACTGTTCACACGTGTCAATGGTTCGGGGAATACTCGGGCTCGGGCTCAGGAGACTCAGGCGACTCGGGCGACTCGAGCGAATCCGGCGAATTGTAGAAATCAGACATGTTCGAGATCGGGTTCGGCTTGTTTGGCGGGTAATCTTCCTCGAACCACTTGAGGAACTCCGGCTCCCGCTTCTCGATATCGGAATTCTTGGTGATATACTGTTTAACCGGGAGACGCTTCATCTTCAATTGTGTGATCGTGCCCTTCAGGACTCCGTACAGATCCTTGAGGACCTCGGGCAGACGCTTGAGTTTTTTCTTCGAATTCCACAAGACATACTCTGGGGATTTGGTCAGCGCGTCTTCCATCGTGATTTCGATCAGGTGCCCGTGCGATTCGACGGTCTCCGAGGTCGTCAGGAGCCTGCGCAGCCCGCCAAACCGGTCGTAGTATTCCGGGTGCGCGTACTCGATGGCAAACCCGATCTCGTGAATGAATTCGAAGACGATCTGGATCATGCGCCGGTACCGCGTGGGTGATTCGATGCCTTCGGTGTACACACCGGGCTCCTCGAAGCAGTACAGCTGGTCGAGGTTGGGCTCGATTTCCGCGACGGCATCTGGCTTGAACGCAAACGACCGGAGCTCCATCGGCGCAAACGTGCCCCAAAGGAACTTGAACAGTCTCCCGAACTGGATATGCACTTCGCGCGGCCCGGTATCATAGTGGTTCTCGAGCTTGTTCAGGATGACATCGAGCATCGGCGCCTTCCTGAGCAGCCTCGAACCGTCCAGGGCCGACGTCACAAAGTATACCGTGCTCTCGAAAAGGCGGGTCTTGCGGACTTGGTACGGCGTCTGGTCGTCTTCGGTGTGCATTGCGGGCAGGCGACCCACGAACAGAGTCGACGCGTCAAACGGGACCGGGCCGGGTTTCTTTCGCTCGTCGGCGGACCCTGTGGACCCTGTGTCTGGGATGGCCTGGAGCGGGTCCACGTCGAAGGTCACGTCGATTTCAGAGAGTTTCGCGTCCTTGGCAATGCACTTCTTGCGGCTGCCGACGTGGATCTCGGTCTGGGATTTGCACGTGCCGCTCGTGACGTGGCAGGCCGAGCAATAGTACACGGTCTTCGTGATCTGCCGTCCGCGAACCGGGTCTGTGGGGGTCGTCGGGTTCTCGGGGTCCACGTGCACGGTTTCGATCGGGGCGCCCCGGCAAGCTTGCGTATTGGTGTGACTGAGGAGGTGGCGCGCGGGACCGTACGTGTACCCACACTTCGTGCAGTGGCAGAGCTCGATCATACCAGTCTCTCTGTGTGTGGTACCTTAACATAAAACTTTTTAGTCTGAGACGCACTCTTTCTTTCCGTTTAACTGGTTTGTGTGACGTATCACAGAAACCCCAGAACACCTCGGCTGCCACGCTTCACGGAGCCCCATGGGTAGCCCTAATTGGATTATATTTTTCCTTTTATAATTAATAAAAAAGAGATATAATTAGGGATAAGCTGATTGCTATTGCCTATACGTTTTCAAAACCGTGTCACTATCTTTATTTCACTGTACATAGTTGTAATCAGAATATCCGGAGTTATTGCCCATATTTTATTCTCTCATTTATCCTCGACCCCAGCTGGAGACCCGGAGCTAGGATCCCAGAGTTCCCCTAGATTTTAATCCAGATTCCCGGGATGGACCCGTCGTAAACACCCCCAGAACACCTCGGCTGCCACGCTTCGCTGAGCCCCATGGGTAGCCCTAATTGGATTATATTTTTCCTTTTATAATAATTAAGAAGAAATATATATAATTAGGAAGAATCTGTTTGCTATTCCCTATACGTTTTCAAAACCGTGTCACTATCTTTATTTCACTGTACATAGTTGTAATCAGAATATCCGGAGTTATTGTCCATATTTTATTCTCTCATTTATCCTCGACCCCAGCTGGAGACCCGGAGCTAGGATCCCAGAGTTCCCCTAGATTTTAATCCAGATTCCCGGGATGGACCCGTCGTAAACACCCCCAGAACACCTCGGCTGCCACGCTTCGCTGAGCCCCATGGGTAGCCCTAATTGGATTATATTTTTCCTTTTATAATAATTAAGAAGAAATATATATAATTAGGAAGAATCTGTTTGCTATTCCCTATACGTTTTCAAAACCGTGTCACTATCTTTATTTCACTGTACATAGTTGTAATCAGAATATCCGGAGTTATTGTCCATATTTTATTCTCTCATTTACCATCGACCCCAGCTGGAGACCCGGCTGGAGCTAGGGATCCAGAGTTCCCTAGATTTAAATCCTGCCAGATTCCCCACACGGGACCCGTCGTAAACACCCCCAGAACACCCCGGCTACCACGCTTCGCTGAGCCCCCTGGGTAGCCCTAATTGGATTATATTTTTTCTTTTAACAAGAAACAAGAAAACAATACTAATTTCGGATAAGCTGATTGCTATTCCCTATACGTTTTCAAAACCGTGTCACTATCTTTATTTTACTGTACACAGTTGTAATCAGAATATCCGGAGTAGTTACTTGTTTCTTGTTATCTTGTTTTCATCAACCCCGACCCGGAGCTAGGGTCCTCGAGCTAGGATCCCAGAGTTCCCTAGATTTTAATTACACTCGAGATAACGCGATTCAGAATTTGTACAATGAGCTTTCGGAAGGCGAGGCCCACCGGAAGTTTGCCGGCCTTGGGTCGGAGACGTTCCCGTTGACGCGGTCGACGATTGTCTGGTCATCACGCGCTGAAGGCCCACACGTCTGCATCCATGCCCGATGCGCCAATGCGACGACCGAGGGCCCGTTCGATCTCGTCAGGTTCACTCGACCTAGGCGGGACACCGCGATCTCCCGCCGAGTCTTTGCGTTCCTGAAGGCTCCCGTTTTCGTGCTCGTCTGGCACCCGTTGAAGACATGCCCGTTGTACTCGACCTTGGGCCACGATTCGACCTCCAGGGCATCCAAGGCGTCCTGCCGTTCCCTGAAGAGCTCGATCCGATCCTGGGGAGTCTCATAGGCGTACCGGCCGGCGTCCGAGACCCGAAGACTCGGATCGACCGTGCGAATCCCGCTCTGTCTTTCGACGTCGGGCTCGAGGGGGTGCACGACCGCCAAGTACAGCCGGATAGTGTTGAAAGTGGTCCGCACACCTCTGTACACCAGGGACGCCGTAAACGCAGACGTGGCGATCCGTTTCCCGTTCTTGTACACCCGGAGCCGCTTGTCGATCGAGTAGTCGTCGTTGTCGGTGAACCTGTATACGGCACCGTAATACAAAAACCTGCGAATCGGTGTCCTGGGCGGTCCGATGTACAGGTCCTTGTACGGAGTCAGACCTTTTTTCTGACCGGGCATGGACATCAACGAAAACATAAACCTTTACACCCTCCACGACCACGTTCCTTAAGACCCTGTCCACAGGTTAAAATCCTCGTGGTGTCATCGTAAGACCCCGATGACCTCGCCGACCCCGATGACCTCGCCGACCCCGATGACCCAGAGATCCCCCCGAGCCCACCGAGTCCACCTGGTGCGCGCGATGATCAAGGCCGTGCACCAGCGTTTTTGTCGCGGCTCGATTAACTGATCAGTCACCGTATTCGCGCCCGTAATCGCGTACACGTTCCTCGTCTCGTTTGCTGCGGCGCTCTTCGTCTGGGACGCGTTCGCCGAGGACCACTTCAGACGAGCCTGACCCATAATACGCGGGCGACCTGGTGACCTGCGACCTGCGACCTGCGACCCCCGGACCATATCCCACTCATTGAGTTATCAAATGGCTCGGGTTTCCAAGGTCTTCGCGCTCTCGTTTGTCTTCGCGGTCTTCGCTGTGGCCCATGGCATCGACTGCGGGTCTACCTGCGTGTGCGTCGACGAGTCGTGTCTGATCGATTGGAAGGACGGGGATCACATTGAAATCATCCCGATGAACGCCGTCGACGATACCACGTACGAGGAACTCGCGAAAGAGATCGGTGATCGAATCGCTTGCGACGCGGCGTACCTGTCGTGTGCCGTGATCAGGTCGGCGTGCGAGGATACGTGCGACCTCGAGTACGATTTCTCGTGCGACGAAACCCCGGACGATACCTTTGTTAACGGCAACAAGGTCAACAGCTTCGATTGCACGTGCACGAACACCGTCATTCCCGACGACTACGAGTACGACTCCTCCGACTACTCCCCACCGCCCCCGGCCGACTACTCCTCTGACTCCGACTACTCCCCGCCGCCCCCGACCCGTTCCCCGAAGCCCCCGGCCCGTTCCCCACCCCGTCCCCCGTCCCGCGCGGTCTCCTCGGCGTCCCGCGCGCGTTTTCTGTTATGGTGAATCTGAAAAAGTAGAAAAAGTTGAAAAAGTCATATTCTAACGTCTGTATGAATGGGGCTCACGGCATTTCACTGATTCGATCTTGTACACGGTTTTCAGACTGGGTGGATTCTGAAACCGTTCGATATCACGCAAAAACTTACCGGTCATTGGATCTATCACACGTCCTGCAGAATTGCGGACGCTTTTTTTCTTCACAGTATTCATACTGTACACTATCCAACATAAAAAACTCGCGGACTGTAATGAGTAATCCTCCCAAAGAATTCGAGCGCGTGATACGAGGCATTGCCGTGAACTCCTCGGGGAACCTCAGGTCCACGAAACGCCTCTCGAAGAAATGGCGGGTCATGGTCGCCCTGGTCATCCTCGGAGTCTCCGGAACGCTGCTCGCGGCATACATCCGTTCCGGCGGGGTCCGGGATGTCGACACCCAAACGCTCCAGCTGGCCTCTCTGAACTCGGCCCACACACCCGCCGTGACCCGCGTGACCCCCGCCCCGGCTCTCCTGTCGTTCTCGGGGACGGCGCTCGACCGGCTGGACTCGAAGAAATTCGATCTCTTGCGGGACGTCTTTGTCGGGGTCTCCTCGGATACCGATGCGATCGATGCGCTCCTGAAGGAATTCCAGAGGACTCGTGCGCCGCCGGAAGCCAGGAAGGCCGTCGCGCAGGATATGATCTCGCAGCTCGTCCGGGCCCGCGGGGAAACGCGCAGGCTGGTATCGTGGGCCAGGAACAGGGACTCGAGGCGGTACTACTCGAAATTCGGCGTTATTCCGCGACGATAAATACACGGGATCATGTAACGGTGCGACGGTGTGACGATGCCACGATGTCAGGGACTTTACGATATCGGGGACTTCACGTACGACGGCACGCGATACCACTTCTCGGGGCTCGGGTACCAGGTCGACTTCGATGGAACTTCGGCGCGCGTCTGGAAGTTCGGGGTCCGTCTGGCCTCTGCGCGGTTGACCGATCGCGACGGCAACTCGCGAGTGTTCAACGCGATCCGGTTGCTTGTCACCGTGCGGACGCGCGAAGACGCTGGAATCACGGGATCGAACGGGATCCGGGTGACTGATTCCGGGGTGTACGACCGGGAAACCCCGCGAGATCGCAGGGCGTTGATCCGGTCGCATCGGCGGTGGATTGATTCGCGGGACGACGCGTGGCTTCCTGCCAAGTATGCGTTTCGCGGGGAACCCGTGACAGTTTTCGAGAAGTACGAATCGCATACGAGGTCGCTGCGTGTCAGGAACGCCATTACCAAAAAAGAGCTCCGGAAAACGGCCGACGGGTACTTTGGACTCTACACCGGCGGCACGAGGAAAAGGATGGTCAGCGCGCGCGGGATCTGGATGTGCACGCACCGAAGCGAAAACCGCCGGCCCGACCAGACCCAGATCGATCACGTCAACGGCGCGTACGAGGACGAGAGACCCGAGAACTTCCGCTGGGCTTCGCCGCTCGAGAACAGGAATTTTGTCTTCAGGACGAGTACGAGGATGGCCGGGCGCGACAAGTATACCGGGGACACGAGTGGCCTGAAAGAGTTCCGGGGATCGGGGTGGAAATTCGGGACCGTGGGATCCGAGTACGTGATCCTGGACTCGTTCGGGAGGAGGGTCACGAGGTTCCGGACGACGCCCCGGCACCCATACCCGACCGTCCGGATCCGCGGCACGTCGTACCCGGTGCACCGGATCGTCTCGACCATGGAAACCCGCCTGGAACCCGGGATGATCGTCCGGCACTTGAACGCGTGTAAGACAGATTTCAGACCGTGTAATCTCGCCCCGGGAACGCTATCGCAGAACGCCATAGATACCCAGGCCAACCCCGCGACCTCACAAAAAGTATGCCGGTCGAAATCGTCGTGACTCCGGAGCGGTGCGAAGAGATGCTTCCGACGACATACATTCAATACATACATCCCGTCGTCCCCCCACCGAATTCATTCTACGAAAACGTGAACGACGATATTCGCGCCGATGAACGTATCGCGGCCGTCTTCGATGCTGCTCTGGACGGCGAGCTCAAGGAAGCGTGCTACTTTATTCACGACGAACCGGAATGGCCTCGCACGAGGTGGCACGGGCTCATCGTTCGCGTGGACGCTCGCGGCGCCGGTGGAAGGACTATCTATATCGAAGCTTTTCGCAAATCGGGACACGGTGACGGTGACGTTGGATCCATCCATCGTTATTTTCTGTGGGACCCGCTCACCGACACCTTGACCGACGGTGCCATCCTCAAGGCCGAGATTGGTCGTTCGTTGCCGGGGAACCACCGGTGCTACACTGTCCCCTTTCTTGGCAGCGCCGACCTGTTTGCTAAACTGACACTCGTCAAGGCGGCGTTCAAGCGTTTGTGCGGCGTGCGCCCGGACGCCAGGTTACGGGTGCGCGTCATCGACGGACAGGCGTGGAAAACAGATCTCGCGACGCATGACCTGATTCGCGCCGACCAGGCCGCCGACCTCGCCAGATCCGTCGAGGCACTCCGTCGACGCGCGGCCGCGAGGGTCATTCGGGACCGTTGGCGCGACGTCCTGGGAAATCCCCACCACCCCGTCGGATACGTCTACCTCATGCGCGGGTTCGAAGCCATGGTGACCGACCCCGAGTACCGCACGCAAACATAGATACCCAGGCCAACCCCGCGACCTCACAAAAAGTATGTCGGTCGAAATCGTCATGACTCCGGAGCGGTGCGAAGAGATCATCGAAGAGCTCGAAGCCGTATCCCGGGTGCAGGCGGTGCCGGCGCGTGACAAGGTATCGATGATTCTTCCGCCCAACAGCAACCTCGTCCATACCAAGGCGATGCTCGAACGCGAACTGGTGACGGCCTTCCGGATCCACAACGTCGAAGCGACCATCCAGCGGTGCATCGAGATCGTGGACTCCATGATCCTCACCGGCGATGGGATTCGACCCGGGCGCAACGGGGTGGCGATCTTCGTGGGCGGGGGGCTGGAGCACGTGTTCAACGTATCCGCGGTTCCGTTTGATACGAGCATGTACCTGGTGGACAATCGCTTCCACACGCATGCGATCCCGCGTCTGTAAGCGAGTATTAATAACCGGGATACTGGTAGACGCTAGATCCGCAATGAGCCTCGAAATCAAAAAGTTCGACTTCAAAACGATGCCGGACGCCTCGGTCATTCTCGTGGTGGCCAAGCGGAATTCCGGGAAATCATTTTTGATTCGAGAAATCCTCTATCAAAAAAAGCACATCCCGTACGGGCTCGTATGTTCGGCGACCGAGGTAGGCAACGGATTTTACGGGAATTTCATACCCGGGGTGTTTATTTATTCCGAGTTCGACGAGGCGGCCGTCCAGCGACTCGTCGACCGCCAACTCAAACTCGCAAAAAGAGGTCAGGCCGACCCGGTGTATATCGTCTTAGACGACCTGATGTACGATAAACGGTTCCTGTCGAACAAACTGATCAGGTTTCTTTTCATGAACGGACGCCACGCGCTCATCACACTGATCGTCAGCTCGCAGTACATTATCGATTTGCCCCCGGGAATCCGCGCGAATATCGACTACGTGTTTTCGCTCCGTGAAAATATGCACAGAGAACGTTTATGGAAGAATATATTCCAGGTGTTCCCGAGTTTCGAGCAATTCAACGCGGTCATGGACGCCGTGACTGCGGATTATGGGGCCCTCGTGTTCAACAACAACGCGTCGGGCAACAGTATCCAAGATACCGTCTTCCATTACAAGGCCAAAGCGCGGAATTTCAAGATGGGGAGCCCGATGGCATGGAAATTCTCTGAAAAAAAGTTCGATCGGGATTGGGACGACAGACAGCCCGTGATCCCGGGAAAAAAGACCCAGGGCATCCGCGTCGTCAAAAAATAGACTTATTTCGCCGCCGAGAACCTCAGGTTTTTGAATTGCGCGTACTTGCACCCCGAGCTCCCGGACCCGACCGAGCACGCCCACCCCGTATCCCCGCCCCCGTAAAACGACACGAATTCGATGGATTGCACAAGGACGCTCGCGTCTTCCCTCCACTTGACGTCGTTGAGAGTCCGCGTGACGTCGTTGACGGTGATCGATAACAGCCCGTCCGACTTGCCGACCGTGTTCATCCTAATCTGGAGCGTCACGTCGTTCCACGCGTTCAACAGGAAACCGAACGGGTTCCCGCCCTTTTTGTACCAGATATCGTGGCCCGTCGTCGAGTTTGATGGGTTCGAGACGGCCTTGTACGCGGCGTTCTGGGCGGCGTAAGCCGGCAGGGCTCCTCCTTTGACGGCGAGGTACGTGTACCCGATCATTTTCTGGTTTTCACGGAACATGACCCGCGCAGACCCGGCGTTCGGGTACCAATTCCCACCGGTCGCGGACGCTGCAGTCTTAGACCCGGCGAACAATAATCCCGGGAGTTTGCCACCCTTGTTCACGTTTGTGCCCGCCGGCCAGAACACCGAGTACCCGAGAGTCGCGCCCATCGCCGGGAGACCCGTGGGCGATGCCTTGAACGCCGCCCCGCTGTCCATTCCCGCTTTATTCGGCAGGTACGTGATCTTGACCGCCGTGCCGTCGCTCGATATCTGGCTCGGGTTGACGATCCCGAATACATTCCACGGAGCCCCCGAGTTTTTCTTCATCGCCGGGATCGGCATCGGGTTCCCTGGACCGCCACTGCCGCCCCCGGAACCGCCAGATCCGCCAGACCTCTTTTTCTTCTGCTGAGTCACGATGATGAAAACGATCATCGCGAACGATACCAAGCTGAGGCTCATCGATCCACTGGATAACACGAGCACGCCGGTATCCATTCCTACGATTTCCCAATATAAATATCTCGGCGTAATACAGTCACAGTATGTCGCAATTCGGAAGCTCCGGTATGAACAACTTCTCGGGCGCCGGATCGGGTGGCGGCTCGGGCATGAACTTTGGCGGGTTCGGGATCGGCGGGAACGGCTCGGCTTCGGGGTCGGCTTCGGGGTCTGCGAAAAACTGGATCTTCCTCGCGGTCTCGGCGTGCCTGGTATCCCTGATTGTCGCGTACCTGGTCACCAGGAAACCGAAGACGACCACGAGAGTCCCGGGACCCCCCGTGCGCGAAGGGAAGATCCCGGTCGCCGAGGATACGATCAGGACCGACGCGCCCGATCAGGCCATTCTCTCAGATTTCGATTTTCAGCCGCGCGATAAGCCAGGGTACATTCCGGGCAAGAACGGCAAGCTCGTGAAGAAACCGGCAGGACAAGCGCCGTTCAAGCTGGTCCAGTGCGGTACGGGCGGGTACGCGGTTCGGTGGATGGGACTGTTCCTGACCCTGGGCGACGAGGGCAAGTGTGACTTCGGCGAGACCAAGCAAGAACCGGATTCATGCTGGACGACGGTGCCCGGGTACTGCGGCGGCGACGGGTGGGTGATGCTGCGATCGAGGAAGAACAACGCCTTCCTGCGGTACGACCCGAAGACCCTGCAACTCGTGTGCAAGGACTCGCCGACCGGCAACACGGCACACACGTACTGCTGGAAACTCGTGCAATCCGGCCCGAAGAAGCAACCGTGCGGGACTATCTACTCTCAAGACCTGAAACGCGTCGTGAACATTCCATGCAACGTGAAGAAGATGCCGCGACCCTCGAACGCCAGCTGCTCGACTGTGACCGCGGGGTACCAGGCGGAGTGCTGCGTCGCCAAGAAACACGGGGCGCTGACGGATTCGTTCTGCAGGACCGCGGCGTGGCCCGAGACGGTCGGGAGGACCCTGAACGAGGCGATGCTGTACCTGCGCACCCGCCGCCCCGACCTCATCCTGCAACCGTGCCCGAGTCCGTGCACCGTCAGCAGTTTCCCGGAGCCCACGCCCAACACCATCGTGATCCCGTACGATCCACGGACGAATCTGGTGACGGCCGCGGCGCGTCGACTCATCTGATTTTAAATCCCGCTGATTGTATGCCGACGCCACTCGTGTCCAGGAAACTCAGAGCTTTGGCCGCGAGACCAGAGAATTTCGGCGATAACACCGGCACGCATAAAATGACGCTGAACGGGGCCGTCCCGGGTGAAGTATCGGACGCCGTCACGGATCGCGCGAGAATCAAGACGCACGTCGAATCGCTTCTCCAGCACTCGGATATCCTGACACTCGCGCAATCGGATCACGCGATGACGTTCCTGAGCGAGCGAGGTGGAGCCCCGAGGGTCGCCGCACGGGTCCTCCACAATGAGACCAACCACGTGAGCATCAGCGGCGCGAACCCGGCCGAGACCCATCCGATTCTCGTGAAAGCGTCCGTGTGCCCCGGTCCCCAGAATTGGGTGGATTGGCTCCGGCTGCGGTACCGCGAGGCCATGGCGCACAAGAGAACGTCCGATGCCCTCGATCACGGGTGCAACCGGGTCTCGCTGTTTTACTTTGCCGGTCTCGATCACCAGACCGGCATCTACTATATCGTGAGCGCCGCGCCGCCCGGGAAACCCGATACCGTCGGTGATATGATCCACACGCACCGGATAACGCCCGCGGTCGTCAGGGCAGTCGAATCCGCGTACCTCGCGTGCTGGCGATTCGGGGTCTTGCATTGCGACGTCTCGAGTTCCGGCGGCGGGGTCTGGTACTCGCGGAGAACGGGTGTCGCGACGGTGTTTGATTTCGATCACGTCGTCGTCCCGCGCCCCGATATCCGCGAAAAACTCCACGAAAAGATCCTCGACGGGATGATTACGTGCGGCAAGACGGCGACGGGGCTCGATAAGATGTACTCTGAGGAAGCCATCGCGTTTGCCTTCAACGAGAACGATATCGCCGAGATCCGTGGCGTTCTCGTGCACACGTTCAAGGACACGCACTGGCTGCCGAGCTGGGCGATGATCTCGGAACTTCGCAAGGAAATCCACGCCGCGCCCGGCCGTCGCGGTTCCATGGGTGTCCCGGGACTCAGAGGTCTCGCGGGCCGCGCACACGCCACGGGGCTCAGCGGGCTCCGGGGACTCAGTGGACTCAGGGGACTCCGGGGGCTCAGGGGCAGCAGGGGCGAGTCGGAGTCTGAGAAACCCGGCCTGACCATCCGGAGGATCCAGGTACTCTCGGACGACGACAAACGCGAATGGCAGCCGCGCGCACACGGTCCGAGCTGGGGATGGATGTTTGGGAAGACTGAACCGCGCGAGATCCGTGACTCGAACGGGTCCAACGGGTCCACCACTCGAGGCCGGTCCAGGATGCTGCGGAAAATCGAGGAAGAACACGTCACCGAGAATTCCGAGAACAACAACTCCAACGAAAACGAATCGGTCGTGGGAGGTCTGGGCGCCACCGCTGGAATCAATGAGGTCGACGAGAGGGGGCGGGAGGCACTCGGTCCCGAATCTGAATTGTTCGCGTCGCACGAAGCTCTCGGTCTGGCGGGCGAAGGGGGTCCCGTGAATCTCGAGGTTTCGGGGTTCTTCGACGCGTACGCAAAAGACACAGAATTCATGGACCTTGTCATGACGTTCGTGATCGAATGGTTCAAGGACGGAAAAATATACGAGAAGTTCGCGGAAATATCTCAGTTCCCTGCCGACACGCTCGAGCAGAAATTAATCACGTTCCGGAGGGCGCTTTGTACGTTTATTATAGTGCGCCTTAACGCGATCATTCCGTCCGTCATGCCCCTGGCCAAAACACCGGAAGAAGCGAAGAGCAAGGTACTCGAAATGCTCAAGGAACCGAAGCTCCCGGACGACGATCTGATCGTGAAGATGCTGCAGGTGTATCGGGACTTCAAAGAAACCGCCAATTCTCGGGGCAAGGCCGAGTATACCGCGGTCGAAGAAGCCTTCATACACTGGTGGGGACTGACGAAGAAACCAAAGGGCGAAGTCGACGCGCGCATCCGTGATATCATTCATAAAGACGCCCCGTTCTTGCGGAGGTTGTTGGGTGGCGGCGGGACGACCGTGTTGAACCAAATCGCCAACGCTTTGAATTCGGATTAAAACCCCGGGGACTGTATGGCTCACAACACACGACTGAAACTCGCCGCCGGGATCGCGATGGTTCTCGGCACGGTCGCGGCACTCCTGGAGCACGGCGTCAACCCTACAGAATACGCGAGCGAGTTGTCGGCGCGCGCGGGAATCCCCGGTTCGTCGGGCCCGCCGTCAGGGTTGCTCGCGGTGTCCGTGGCGGTGTCCGGGCTGCTCGTAGGACTCCAGTGGCTCGCGCGAAGCAGGAATGTCCCGCTGCCTCGCTCGAACTCGAACGCGCCGATGCCGGAGTTCTTGCGGGATATGGTCGTCGCAGCCGCCCGGGGCCCGCCCTCGAAACTCGCGAAACTCGTGAAATTCGTGGAATCCGTGGAATCCGTCAATACGTCCAGGCCGCGGGTCAGCCGGGTCCCAATGGCCAGGAAACTCCTGCGGGTGCACGCGGTATCGAAACGTGCGATGAAAACCCGTGGTATCCGACCCGCGAGACCCGCGAGACCCGCGAGACCCGTCGTGCCGCGTCCAATTATTCCCAGGAAATTCCATCTAGCGCCGGTACCCAGTGAGCCCCGAGTACCCCCGAATCCCCTGAAGCCCAGGAAACAACCCGGGAACATCGAGACGAACGCGCAGATCGCCAAACGACTCGGGTTCACGCGCGGACCCATCCGGGAAATCGACGATAGGTTCGATCGGATCGTGGCAGAGTCGCCGGATCGCGCGAACGATGCACGCCGCGCGAGATCATACACAGTCCGCACGACTCCAAAGAACGTCCTCTGGAAACGATTTTGATTCTTACACTTTTTCAGAATTCTCGTTCGACCCTGTTGAACCCGATTCTGAAAACTCTAAAAGAAGAAAAGACGGGGGCGGGTCGCGGACGACATGGGCGGGCTCGGGGAGTTTACCGGGTCAGCCGGGTCCACCGGGTTCATCGGGAGCGTGCCGGAGCTGTCGCAGGTGCACTTGGCGTCGAGCAACCCGAACGAATTGATTTCCTTGCACGGAGACTTTGGTACCCCAGCGCATGTCCCGGCGCACGCCTCGGCCCATAAGTCACAGCTGAGTCCGAGTGGCGAGTTCCCGTTGACCAGGCAGACTTGCTCGGCGAACTTCTTCATAAAGCTCGTTATCTTCGGGGAATCCGCGAGGTATATGGTCGCACACATCGCCGGAGTGCTCTGGGCGGTCGCCCCGGACACTGCGAAAGCCGCGAACACGACGAAAACCACGAATCCCACGAGTTTCGCCATATTGAAAGAGTACATGTGAACGAGTTCCAGGTGCCGAGGTAATCCACTGCGGTTGTCGACCTCTCGCTCGCGTATTATGGGCCAAAGTTTTCCAAGCATTTGAAAAATACATCCGGTACACTATGCCGCCGAAGACAATTCCCAAGAAAAAAGCAATTCGGAAGAAAGCTCCAGCCAAGAAGCCCCTGAAGGCGTCAAAAACGCAGCGAGGACTCGCGAAGGCCGCCGAAATAGCGAAATCCCCGGACGTCGCGCGAAAGTGGGGCTACATGCTCCGCGACTACTTCGTGCCAAAGAAGTATATCGCGTACGTCGTGTTCTCGGCGCTCGCCACGTTTTTCGGCAACCCGGTGACGCGAGGGATGTTTTACAAGTTGGTCGCGGAGTACATGCCGAAATCCGTGCAAAAGGGGATTGCTGCCGGGCAAGAAGTCCATGCGGTTCTTCAGAGCAAGCCGGTGGCCCCTTCGGAAATTCCCACACAGGTCGCTCAATCGGCTATCAATCACGCGTGGGGGTTGTACACGTCGAATCCCATGTCCGTGGAAAGACATGCCGCCGCGAAACAGACCGCAGACGCCGCGCTAGACATTGCCGCTAAGACAGGTGCCATTTTATCGCGACAGACCTTCGTTTCGTGCACGGATACCGCGATCAAGTCTGCCGATAAACTGATATCGAGCGATGGCGTCCGAGCCGTCCTCGACATGAACCCGTTCTCGCAAGCATTCATCGATGCCTCGAAACCGTACATCCCGAGTCCCGGGAACGATATGTCACACGAAATGAAGCGGGATGCGATGGCCATGTTCACCTTGCAATACTGTAAACTCAAAGCCGCCAAGGGTCACCCCGCACACACGAAGGAAAACACGGCCGATCTTTCTACATTATCAAAATGGCTCCTGAACGGGGTGTTGCCGAGATTTTGACCCTACATCGATGGGAACTCGAAGCCTCCTCCTGCCCCCCTTTCAGGTGCAAGATACACCGGTTTCCGCACATAGGACGTCGCGAGATGGATGATGGCCGACACGGCGTGGGACGTAGCGACGTTGATCCCGTATTTGCTAAATCCTTGCTGGAGGAATCGCTTTACCAAGATCTGCGCGACGAAACTACCGCTCCACATTGCACATGCGTGAAAACGGCCCCGCATGGTCTTCGGAACTTTCTGCACGCTGATAGCGAGCTTCTCAACTTTCTGCTCGAGTTCCCTTCGTGCCGCGAGCTGCTTCTCGAGATTCCCGATAATTACCGCATTGCTCGCGCGCACCTTGTTATTATTGACCTGACGCGCTTCCAATGTCACGACACGTTTCGCGAGTTCCTCGAGTTGTTTGGCCATCTCCACGAATTGCCGAGAGTCTCTGTCACATCCGGGCGCGGGTTTGGTGATCGTTTTTTTAGGACCCCCGACACGAGGTGCTTTCGCTCCTTTCTTCACCATGCAATCCACAGGATATTAGTTTTTCAAAATGTCTTGAAAAACACCAGTGTTACGGCGCCGCGGCAATCACGCTCTGGATCCACGCGCGGTTCTTGAGTAGTACGAATATATTACTCTTCATCAACTGGAGCAAAGTAGTTTTCACATGTCAGACGCATCACGACGATTTCGGGCACGATTTCCCGGCGCTCATCGTGACGCTCGAGGACATCACCGGCTTCCCGCACGAACTCCCACCCCCGCCATGGTACCGCGACAAGACCTGGCAATCGATCGCCTGCGACTGGATGACCCGCTCGAAGTTCTGGAGGAGAGCGAATTCAGGATCGGTTCGCGTCCGCTTAGCGACAAAGTCATCAAACGCCAATCCGCCAAGTTTCGAGTATTCATCCTTCATTTGCTCCGGACCAACCCGGCCCTTCATGCCTTTGACTCCTGGGATTAACCTCGCAATTCCCGCCCAATCACCCGCAGGCGCCGAGGAAACCCAGCGGATAACCGTCACCCGGCGATTCGCGAGTGCTAGGCCGGCATGCGAGCAGTTCCGCGCGCCTCTGCCGATAGCCTGGATCTCCTGGCTCGCGCTCGGAAGGGTATCCGCGAGATTGACGTACCGGAGTCCCTTGAGATCAAGGCCTTCGTACAATTGCCCGGACGCGATGACTACCCGGATATACGAGCCGTCATTGTTCGCTGGAGAATTGAAGATCTCTGTTAATCGATTTTTGTGATCCTTCTTGGTCGTGTCGTTCAATACAACGAAATTCTTCCCTGTTTTCTGAATCCCGACGATCTTCCCATCATCCATAACGCGCGCGGAATTAAATGTCTCAGCGAGCCGAGTGACGTCGTGCATCCCGTACCATTGTCGCAAGCCTGCAGCTAATAGGAACTCCCCGCCGGAAGCCGAGTACGCATACTGTTTGCCAGGTTTCGTCGCCAATTGCTCGGCGACCTTGATGAATTTCGGGGAGACCAGCCGACCGTCGCCGCGCGTTCCCGGCACTTTGAGGATCCGGTGGTGGGATACCAGAGTGCCCTGGACATCTTTCGGCAAACTTCCCCAGACGGTTTTCGGGAGACTATTCCCGGCCAGTCGCATCTTCTTGAAGAACGCGCCCGGGAACTGCGGATCGTACACGAACTGCGCGCGGTCTGCGACAGTCTTCACTTCCCGTCGCAGAACCGCAGACATCTTGAGCATTAATAGGAAATAATACCGATCCAGCGGCACCTTTTGCGTCACTGTTTCGACGCACGCGTGACGCGAGAGATCGCTGCGAATATCCACGTAACTCACGAGTCCGAAGAAGTTGGCGTGCACGTATTTCTGGAGACTCGCGAGTGCTGCGGCGTTGCCGTGCATTGCCTTGGACACCAAACCGCGGACCGCGTTCGTATCGTCGCGCGCGCCCGGTCTCGATTCACAGAGTGCCCTGCCCTGCTTATTGGACCCCATCCCCGAATCCGAAGCGAACGCGGGCTGGTCGGCCCTTCGCACGATGCTCAGCAATTTCAGCCATTCCTTGATCGTGTTCCCGGGCGTCGCCGTCATCGCGAACACGTGGATTTTCCGCATTTTCTCGGATGATAAGTTCCGGAGCGCACACCCCAACCGGATCGCGTCGCCGAGAGGATCCGCCTTGGATTTCTGCGCGAGTCCTTGCGCTTCGTCAATCACCAGAACGGATCCGGCGTCGGCGTACAAGGGAATCTCCTTGATCGTCGAGAACTCCCCGGTCCTCGCCGCGATCCTATTCCGCGCCATCCTGAAAGACATCCCCGTGACCCGGGCGTCCAGAGCCGCATTGAACGCTTCCCGGTCGGTCAAATGGTTGGAATGTTTCGATTTTTTGTATTCCGCGACGATCCGCTTGAATTCCCGCGGGAAGAACTTGGCGGCCTCGCGTTTAAATGTAGCGATCGCCTGATCTGCGTTCACACGGGTGCTCACCAATACGATCTTCTTCCCGGACCTCCAGAACGCCATTATGATAGCGAGACTGCTCAGTGATTTCCCCGATCCGGTGCCGTGGTACGCGAGCAGTCCCCGGTGCCCCCCGAGTTTTTCCGCGGGCACGACCGACATCAGTTTGGCCATCTCGTACAAGACCATCTGATGCGGGCTCAGGGTCGACTGCTTACACAAAGCGTTCATTTTCCCCGAGTTCCCGAGCGAGTTCGTGCCGCGTTTGAACGACGGAGCGACGAGAGTTTGCAGATGCTTGACGAAACATTTCTGGAAAGCGGCTCCTCGCAACCCGTTCTTGTTCAATCCACATACCGGACCTGGCTGCTGCTGGGCAACGACGGGTTTGACGAAATTATTGTTGACGTTCCGGAGAATCGGCACGTGTCTCGGCGCGTTCGCGTTCCCGGCGGGTCCGGCGGGTCCGACGGGTCCGGCGGGTCCCGGGA